CCAGGCTACCTGCACCAGTATAAGTAATATCTACACCAGCTTTTTCGAACATGCCTTTAGCATAGTCAGTGTCATAACCTTTACCAGTAATAGCACCAAGAATTTTAGCATTTAAGAACTCATTGCCCCAAGCTGACATTTCGGTACCTTTACGGCCAGAGAAGTCTTTTTTGCTAGTACGCATAGCTTCTAGCTCTTTAGCTTGTTCAGCTACTTGAGCTTCATATTTTTTAACAACAGCTTCAATTTCGCCTTCTTTAGCGGCTGCAAATTCTTTTTGCATATCTGACTGAAGTTTTTCAACGCCAGATTCAATGCCAGTTTGGATTGAGCTTTTGATTGATTGAGCTTCTAAAGCTTTAGCTTCGTCCGCTTCTTTAGCTGCTTTAGCGGTTGCTTCGTCAGCTGCTTTTTGCTCGGCTTGCTTCATAGCAATCTTAGCAGCTGTATCTTCAGCTACCTTCTTTGCAAAAGCTTCCAAGTCGATGTTTTGATTGTCCATTTTGATCTCCTGATCTGCGGAAATTGTTTCCGCGCTTTTCGGTGTGTGGTCACTAGCTATATTTGAAGAGATATCTTCGTCCTTAGCCAGAGACTGACCGGCTAGATCTACACGATTAGTGAAAGTTTTTTTGAATTCTTCATACTCTTTATCAGAGTCAAAAGACTTCGCGAGCGAAAAAGTAGCTGCCTGGTTACAAGGTACGGAAACAACCGATACCTCAAACAACTCAGCGTCCTTAATCATTAGTCCATCAGTTTCCTTTAGGTAATCCGCGTCCTTGACTTTGAAACCGACGGAAAAGGCTCCAAGGACACCGTCTTTAACGAGTTCAGCAACATTGCCGGGGGCATTTTTGCTGATCTTACATTCGAGCTCTAAACCATTTGGTCCTGCTTTCATACCTGTGGCTCGACCAATTGGTCTGTCATAGTCATGATTAAACAGAATAATTGGATTTTTCTCAAAGTTTTGTAATCCACCTTTAGTCCAAGCCTCAGCTGAGATTGTATCGCCAGCGCGATCAAAATCTGCTGTACTAGCCATACCACGGATCATTACTGATCCATCGTCTGCTTCTGCGGCTTTGAAAGTAGATGTTAGATTAAAAATCTTATTCATATTATTTCTCTACAGTACTTGCCCTGAGTGCTTCTAAAGGGTCTTGTGAGGTTTCTTCTTTTGTCTTTGTTGCTATATTCCAAAGATCGGGGTTATGTAGCTTCAGATATGTAAGTAGCTTATTCCAATCTCCAAAGTACTTAAAAAGATATTTTGGAGTATATCCCCAAGGTCTTTTGGTATCTGATTTATACTCGTAAAAGCTAGGTATTTTTCCTTTTTCTGAGAAATACATCAATAAAGTTCTAGCAATAATATTCTTTTGTGCTGTGTACATTTTAATCTTCTTCGTCCTCTACAGGGCGACCTCCTTCAGTAGGATTTGAGGCTGAACCTGCAATATTTGCAGGAACTCGTATATCTTCAGCTTCTTCTCTAGCATCATATCCTAAAGCCTCTCTAGCTTCATTAGGTGATATAATTCCACCGTTTACTAAAGAAGTATAGTAAGCTGCTGAATCTCGTAGTTCTGGTTGCAGAGCAGGTACATTTGTAACATCTTCTACAATCTCAAAACCAAAATATCGTGAGAATGCTTTATTTAATTTGTTAGTAATAGGCAGTATAGTTTCAAGATAATACAATCTCATATTTGGACGAATGTTTGCATTATTGCCCGAATCTAATAGTATAGGAGGAACACCAACTGCTTTTAGTATAATTTTTTCATTTTCATGAATTGCTGTTTGAAAATCTAATTCCTTAAAGTTTACGTTAGAAATTTTATCTAGTTCCAGACCGCCATCCAGTATAAGAGGTCTTCGCCCTCCAGTATCTGGTCTATATCTGTTCTGCCAAGATACTAGCATACGCTCTTTAATTTTATCCGATAAAGTGTTTGGAGACTTTAATACTAATCCTGGTACTGCTCCATTTTCAAAGAAGTTATCTTGAAAAGCTCTCATTCGTGCCATAAGTTTCATAGTTCTTAAAGCAGGCTTTAAACGAGAAACTCCTCTATATGTGTCATAAAAAGAATTATCTTTTACATGAATAATCTCTTCTGGAGTATAGTCTACATCATTATAAGTATATTTTTCTATGTAGGTTTTTGGGTCTCCATGAATTATTACATTATCTGCAGGTAGATGGTACAGGTGTGCTCCATCAAAGTAAATAAAAATATTGCCGTCTAGTACAAAATCAGTAATAAGATTACGTCTAAAAGTACTAATATCCTGATAAGGATTTGGCTCTCTTACTAGAAGATTCTCAACTTTAGCTCTTTTTATACCTTTTACTACTCCAGATAAGGAGAAAGGCTTAACAGTAGTTTCTACTGCGGCAGTATCATCAATTACCATATTTGCAGAACGATTTACAATTTCTAAAGTTTCATAGTATCTTTCATATTGGTTGGTAAACTCTCTAGAAGATTCTTTCTGAACGCCAAGATACTGCTGAATAGGATTCAACTTTTCTTCGACATCAACAGGTTTTTTACTAAAAGGATTATACCAAGCCATGTTTTTCTCTTTGAATCTTTACCCAACGCATCTGCTTTGTAGCTGTAGTCAGTGCTGGATCTTTGCCGTAAATTGAATGAAGTTTCAAATGATGAGTATGACACAAAGTAGCTGTGTGATCATAGAGCTCAGCATGATGCTCTTCTATAAAATCATCCCGAAGTGCTTGAATGTACTCAGGATTGTGATTGTTATCTTTTATCCATTTGTTTAACAATGGTGTGAGACTGTAAAAGTGGTGAAAATCTAACTGCTCTGTTGCACCACAAATCTCGCAAGAGGAACGCTTCTCGTACTTGGATTTTGCCTTATCTCGTACATACTTTACAATATCACGTTTTAACTTAGGCATTTTCCTCTGGTTCCTTTATTTTTCATTAAAAGAATTATATCTAGTTTAAGCTAACTTGTCAATAACTATTTTTGAGCTGGTATCGTTAGAAGGATACATTTGAGATTTGAAATGAGTATAATCCGTATCGCAACGCATCTGCCATGTGAGATGCCATGTTGTGTTTCGGTTTTTCCTTCATTAGATTAGGGTTAGGGTCCCACTGATACGCATCAAGGCATGCTAAAGATTGTTTTGCTTCTTGATCAACAAAGAGTACGTCGTTCTCAATAATTCCTGATACATGTCCAATTCCGTCAAGTACGGACTTCTTAGCGTTGATGGTGGAAATATCGTAGTTCTGCGCGAAATCAAAGCGTGTTTGTTGAGCGGCTGAATCAATATAAATGAAATCAATATCCCAGCGGTCAATGAGCTTCTGGATTTCGGCAGCGTGCTGTTCAGTAGTTCTTTCAGCATCGAAGTATTCGTCCACCAAATAGTATTGTTCTGAATCCCAATCATACGCAATAACGCACATTGCTGTCGGGTCTTTGTAACCGACATCCAACCCCGCAAAGACATCCATTTTACTAGTATCGAGCTGAGATAAGTCTTTAACTTGGGTTTCAAAGTTGAATCTCCAGATTTGTCCTTCATAAGTATTAAAGTCAGCCTCGTACTCTTGTCTAAATTCTGCTTCTGACATTGACTTTCGTGCTTCGTCAATATCGCTTTGGCTCATTCTTGGGTTATCTTTGTAAGTTGCACGGATACTAACCCATTCTGGGAACTCGTCTGAAAATCCCCTATAGAAAAACTCAGAAAACCAGTTATTACGGCCACGGGGAGTAGATATAAATATGGCTTTAGAATTATCTTTATCAAGTGTAGGCCGCAGTGCAACATTAAAAGCATCCTTTCCATCGGCTAGTGCCGCTTCATCAAATATAATTAAATCATAAGAACGGCCTACGCAAGAATCTACCTGATTTACAGAACCCATTCTTACAGCAGACCCGTTTGAAATTTCAATCACTTTGTCTTTTGCGTTATCTTTTGTAACCTCAAGATCAAAGTGTTTAATCAAGTTTCTTTGCAGATCAAAAGAGATCTGAGACAAGGAATAGTTGGGAGACATGATTAAAATATTGGAGCCGGGCACTAAAGACACGAGCTGTCCTATAATGTTGGCTATGTACGTTTTACCTTGCCGACGGGAGACGGCGGCAGAGACAAAACGATATTTAGGGTTGTTAATCGCATTAATAATTGCTATTTGCGAAGGCAACGGTGTGATGTTCAGCAAATCCAAATAAGGATCAACTGGAAGTTTTAGAAACCTTGTCTCAGATCTATAATCAACTAACTCTTCCGAAAGTACATCTTTTCGGCTTACTTCAACTGCCATATTAATCTTCTTCTTTTATTAGTGTCCAAATGCCGTAGCCTAAACCTACCCATGCTAGAAGTTTTGCCAAACCTCCGAGTAGAATTACTGAACCGCAGATTCCAATAAGTACGATCCCATCCCAGGACGTACGTTGTTTTAGTAGTTTACTTAGATACTTCAAGTTGTGTACCTCGTTTTTTATGTCCGTTCCATGCTACAAAACCTGCTAAACGGAGAGCCCAATATGCTAAGTAGTTAAGAGCATAAAAGCCATTCACTTCGATACAGATGTCTCGAAAAAGACCATCCATATGTTTTTGGTCACGATAACCAATGTTACTGCCGTCCTTCTTCATAAGAGTAGCATACTTATAACCATAGTCATGAACTAAGCCACCCATTAATAGAACCCCTACTGGAGACAGGAAAGTTGCTAAGAACTTAGGAACCGAAGCTCCATCAAATTGAAAACCCGCAGGGATTTTATACGCTTGATTGTCAATCCAGTAGTGGAAATCTTCTGTAATTACCCACTGGCGTGTACCAGTAAGCCACATTAATATTGCACCCCAAAAACCTTTACTTGCTGTCTTAATAGGCAGAGGTTGCATTTTAGGCATTGTAGTGTACTCAAAATTAATACGCTTTAGATCTGGTTTATCTAGTTTATTAATGATGTAGCTAACTGCAATTACTGCAATTACTATTGTCCACTGCCAAAATGTTACTGCTAAATCTAGTATTGTTTCCATTATTTTTTACCTTTCATTGCCTGAGTACCAAAGAAGGCTGCAACTATGCCGGCAACAGCTACAAAGTATGTAGGTGCCATATCTCCTAAAGTATCCTGTGCTTGATCTAAGCCAGCTAGTGATGCTAGTACAACTGCGAAGGGGTATAATAATAAACCGCCTAGTGCGAACCATGTCATGTTACGTTGTGCATCTCGCATGGCATCAGCATCTTCTAGCTCTTTACGTTTAAATTCGAGGTATAATGCCTCTTCTTCTTTTGATACGCTACCATCGCCATTTGTATCTGCTGGATGATAATTAGTGTCTTCTACCATTTTACTTTGTCCGCCCAATATGCTGCGGACATTTTGCCTTTAGCTATATTCTTTGCGTGTCTTGCTTTAAACGACGCACGTTTCTTTTTCATTCTATCAGACTCTCCAGCCTTCGGCTTCCCTGCCGTTTTAGCTCCCTGCTGGCCGAAGCGAATAGTCTTAATCTTATTACCTACTTTTGCCACAACAATATGTGACTTTTTTGCGTGGCCTGGAGTACGTTTAGGTTTGTTATAACCTTTAACTTTTGCTCGTTTTAAACGAGAATCAGGCTTCTTTCTACCTTTTTTTCTTGCGGCCACTGCTTTTTCTCCGTTTCACGAATGTACTTACATTACGTGGCTTGCCTCCAGGATTGCCTGCTTTTCGTTTTCTACGAATAGCAGATCTTTTCTGGGCTGCTGTCATGCGAGCTGCTTTTGCCGCTGGCACACATTTAGGGTATCCTTTACCTTTTGCTTTCTTTCTGCCACACTTCTTGTAGCCT